TTTAATATACCAAGGAAATTCAGTATCTTTCATATTAGTAGTCTGGATACATACTAATTTTCCTTTTGGTACTGAATTATACCAGTTATTATTGTCCATTTGGTCTATACTACAATTGATAAAGATACTGTTTATACATGTACTGTAATCATAGTTATTAACATCCTGTACATGATTATAAACTTTAGGAGATTCATATTTCCACATGTCACATACTTTATTAGCATTAGATATTGCTTCTGGATTTATATCATAACCATGCACTTCATAATAGAATGTAGGCTTACGTGTAAGTAGCATAAATGCTAATAGATTATCCCAACACCCTAGAATATGCAATGACGGTTTACTAATACATTCACGGTATATAGCTGTTTCTAGTTCCTCACATAACCATAGTTTGCTTTTAATAAGACCATGATAAAAGGATTCATGCGTATCAAATTTAGTTGAATTTGTCATTTTCATTAGCTTGTGTATTTAATAATGTTTTAATGGTGTTATTCCATTTAATATGTGGGATAGTATGTTTTAACTGGTTAATTAACTCTTTTTTATAGTTTAGTAGTTTAAATGAATTAGTGTTATGGTGTTCCCAACCATAACTTCTTAATCTAGATTCTAATTCAGGGTACATGGTTTGATACATACGGGATTTAATATTAGATACAGAGTCACCGGATAGATGATTATCCAAATGTATTTGTATTAATTTACAAGTAGATTCTAAACTATATCCAACCATATTACCAATTCCATGTATACCTTTATCTTTCATAAACCGTTCATAACTAGAAAACTCTAGTCTACTGGGTGATAATACTTTATTTTCTTTATTGGCTTGTGCCCACGGCCAATCCCCGCCTAATATTGGGAAATAACTACATTGTTCAATTAGCCAAAAATGTGTAGCAACATGAGGTTCTATGATATAATAAGAAGTCAAGTAATTTAAATATTTACCAGACTGATAAAAACTATCCCCGTCTAATTCAACAAGTTTATGAGTTATACTATGTTCCCTGCAAAATTTCTCAGCATAATACAAATCATGGGTATTAATGATTAACCCTTCTATTTTAATAACTAATGTTATTGCTATTACCGGTATACTGTTTTTTATACAGGATAACAATACTAATTCACTATCTAAACCACCACTATATAATACTTCTACATATTTGGTTTGTCTATTTGATAAATGGTCATTAAATATGTCAGTAATATTACGATTATTTTCAAATGGAACATCTAATAATTCTGTGGTAAATTTATGGTAAACTTCCCCTAATTCTAAGGTACATTTCTTAAAATCATTTAACCCAACATTCCATTCAATAACATTTTCCATGACAATATTTAGTAGTTAAAAAATGTCGCTAAATAATAGCATATTTTAAATTTATGCTAAATACGAATAATACTACTCCGAGGCTAAAATGCTACACTTCATTAAAGACATTACACACAAACTATTAGAATTTATTAAAGATGATCCAGTAAGACCTGAAATCAGTACTGATTTTAGAGTTAGTAATGGACGATTAGTTGCCGCATTAACTGACGAATCAGAAGATAATCCGGATGCTATGGTATGTGTTAGTTTCCATGATTTTATTCCAGAAAATGTAAAAGATTTAGATAATACTACACAAGTACCAACTACTGCTGTATTCTATACAATATGGAGTTATAAAGCCGGAAAAGGTGCTGAATTATTATATAGAGCAGTTAAGGGTATTCAGGAACAATATCCTAGTGTGAATAGATTTGTGACATTAAGTCCTAAAACTAATATGGCTAGGAGATTTCATTTACGTAATGGAGCTATTGTTTTTAGAGAGAATATAGAAACAATTAATTATGAATATACACCGATAGTAAATACAGATAACTCGGAGAATAATAATGAGCAAAGAGAATCTATTAATAGTTAAAGAAGTAGAAGATGAAGATCCGGAAATGTGGCAATTTGAACATAGTGCCATTATTGCATCGGAATTTATTAATGACGTATTATTGGAACAATTAGATAAATTTGAACTTGATAATGATGATGATACTTATATATATGGTATTGCTAGTCATGGATTATTCATTTCATTAATATCCCGTTTAGGTGAAATGGGTTATACTGAAAAAGAATTACGCAAAGAAATTAAGACTTGGCTTAATACTAGCGTAGGTCAAGTAATTCACTAATACTTAAGTATTACATTTTTTACAAACAAAAGTACTCATTTATACCCCTCAGGGGCTTCAAAATCGCTAGAATACTCAGGTATACACTCTGATAGACTTCTAGCGGTTTTTGCCAATATTTGACAATAAATGGGTTTTCATGTACAATACTAACATGAACTCGAAAATCACCCGTAAACGTAGAACAGATCGCAATCAAGTGATATACTATATCCGTGATACAGTAACACTTGAGTACTATGTTGGTTTGACTGCTTTGTCATTCAAAGGCAACGTTTTCCGTACACTACGCCGTCGTATGCAAAAACACATGCAACGTGCCTTGACAGAAAACAAAAATTGGGGTCTGTCACGTGCCTTACGTGAGCGAGGAGCCGAGCGTTTTGTATTCGGGACATTAGAAGTTGTGCGTGGTAAGCGCCCAGCACATGCCCGTGAAACAGAATTAATTAACACATTGCAACCAGCACTTAACACATTTGGAGTAAAATAATGAACAAAAGAATTGAAGATTTGATGTATCATTCAGGACTAACCGCACAAGGATGCTGGGATGAAATGGATGACTATGATAAACAGGCTATAGAAAAGTTTGCCGAATTGATTGTGAAGGAATGCGTAACAATTATGACTGATGCTAGTGATTCTAAGTTGCGTCTTAGTGATGCTATTTGGAATACAAAGATACATTTTGGAGTAGAATGAAATTAAACGATATCCTACAATGGATTGGAGCAGTATTCATTATTGTTGGCCATATCTGTAACTCTATTGGACCTAGTGTTTATCCCTACAATATTGTAGCATTTACATTGGGTACAATTATGTTTTTGACATGGACCATACGTGTAAAGAATAACCCGCAATTGGTAGTGAATGTGGTAGCAATAGTTACTTGTTTAATTGGTTTAGTTAACGCTTGGAGATAATATGAACAAATTAGTTAGAGATGGAAAAGTTGCTGTATTGTATAGCCCTGATTATGGATCAGGATGGTATACATGGAATACCAATCATCCTGAATTATTATTTGACCCTGCTATCGTTCAGTTAGTAGAGGAAGAAAAATTCGATGAGTTGAAAACATATGTTACACTAAAGTATCCTAACATATACGAAGGTGGTATGTGGGAATTGAAAGTAGCATGGATACCTGAAGGTGCAATGTTCAGAATAAACGAATATGACGGTGACGAATCTATTGAATTGAAAGATGATGCAGATTGGTTTACAGCATAAGTAAATTACTAGAGAGACTGATTAATGAATAAAAAGATTAAAGACCTTGTTAAAGAAGCTGGCTTTGTTACTTGGGCCAATGAATCATGGGGACCGGGTGCAGGCAAGATTGATTGGGCTGGACCGTATGATAAAGAACTAGAAAAGTTTTATGAATTAGTTGTACGTGAATGTGCTAAAGAAGTTAACAATGTGTATAAACAGGGTGGTGGCACCTATGAAGAAACTATTTTGAAAAAAATGAATGTTAAAATCAAATGATACTTTATATAACTAACAAAGATCGTACAGTCTTTCTTCCTTATGAAGAAGGCATGATTGAATGGTTACATGAAAATTACCCCTTCAGTCAATATAGAATAGAAGAATATGAAAAGTAAAGAAGAAATTATCACCGATATGTGTTATTCATATAGACAGGATTATGATTTAAATAAAGATCCAAATAGTCCATCATGGTGTGCAGGGATGACGCCAGAAGAACGTATAGGATTGTATAACACCATGCTTCAAATTTATGAGAATAATATTGAACCATTACTTAAACAACAGGGAGAAAAGAAATGACTAAAGATAACAGAGTTGAAATTGAATTAGATTTAGATGAACATGAAATATATCAGTTGGCTATGGAAGCACATAAACGTGATATTACACTAAATAAGATGATAGAGAGTATTTTGCAGGAAGTAGTGGACAAACATAAAGTCAACGGAACACTTGCCTAATACGTTATATATGTATAGGAGATAGTTATGAAAAAGATTCTAGTAGCATTATCACTTTTAGCAGTGACTGGGACAGCAATGGCACAACATTATCATGGTAATGGATTTCGTCATCCAGGTCATGGATACTATCGTAGTCCCGGAGCAGGCTGGTGGGTAGCCCCGGTAGTTGTAGGAGCAATAGGATACGAATTGGGTCGCCAACAAGTTATCGTACAACAACAGCCGGTAGTTATTCAACAACAATCTGTACCGGGTAATATTACTTGTACAGATTGGAAAGAAGTACAAACCTCTGATGGTAAAATATATAGAGAACGAACTTGCACCCAGTGACCAAAATGTCTTGTATGATAGCGTTCACCGTGCTATAATAGATACATGAACGATATTTTTTATGGAATTTTTAATTGGATCAAAGATGATTACCGTACTCATCCTTTTAGGTTTGTCATTGAGTTGCTTGCTTGGGGCATTTCAATTGGCTGTTCGATTACCATGGCTCTCACAGTCCCCAATCCGCCTTTACTTACTTTGTACCCTATTTGGATCATCGGCTGTGGTCTCTATGCTTGGGCTAGTTTTACTAGGAAATCTTTTGGGATGCTGGCTAACTACTTGCTACTTGTAACAATTGATAGTGTAGGATTAATAAGGATGATTACATGAAAGAAACACAATGGGTGCTTGTAGAAGCAATAAGTACATTACGAATGCGTTATATGGTTGAAGTGCCTATTGGTAATGACGATTACGATAATGATAAAAGTGAATGGGCATTGGACACTGTTACAATGCAAGAGGCAAAAGAATTTAGCCAAGAATTTCTTGGTGAACAAATTGTAAGCCATCGTGTTGTCACTAAAGAAGAAGCATTGGCTTTATGTGATAAAGATAATGACTATTGTATTTCATGGGACGAAGAAACAAAAATGAAAAACTTTTTTACACCTTGGAAAAAAGAAGATGCTGTCTAAAATAGAACAATATAAAAAATACTTTGCCTTTACTGGTACTAGTACTCGTAGTGAATATTGGGGTGTATACTTAATTAGTTGGGCCCTACTAGGTCTTACTAGTTCATTGGCTTTTATGATATTTGTACTAAGCTTACCCTTCACCATTGTTGTAATAGGATTACTTGGATGGATTATTTCATTAGCAATATTATGTGTAGGTAGCGTACTATCATGTTGGTTATGGATTGCAACCACCATTAGGCGTTGTAATGATGCTGGAATAAATCCTTGGTTTGCTATTACTGTACTATTACCTCCACCTTTTGGCACTATCCCTGTCGTTGTATTTGGGTGCTTGAACCAGGACACAACTGCCAAAAGTTGACATAAATACGTTTCCTATGCTATAATACGTGTTATGAAACGAAAAATCTTATCTTTTACTATTGAACAGCCCAAACATCGGGCACACAAAGTGTTGTTTTCTAGCAACACTCCGTTCAAACCCAAGGTTGTATCATCTAAAAAGGGTGAATATATCCGTAAACCTAAGCATCCAAACCGCACAGAAATTTGACAACAAATGGTTTTGGTGCTATAATAGAGTCTTATTCAGTCAAAAGGAGTTCTTATGAACATTAAACAAGTTAATACAGCTATCATGCAAGGTGACTTCACTAATGAAGAATTGAACAGCATTGGTGATGCAATTCGTTTTGCACGTGCCCAACTAGTGGTACGAAACAAATCGGTATTGACGATCGGTTCCAATGTTAAATTCACTAGTTCAACACGTGGCACAATCTCCGGCGTTGTAAAGAAAATCAATCGTAAATTTATTATTGTAGATCAACCGGGTCAGTTCCGTAGTTGGAGAGTGCCCGCTAGCATGTTGGAGGTGTTATGAGTTATTTTGTTGGAATTGTGATTGTCATTGCTCTCGTTGCAATCGGCCCGTTATTGACTATTTGGTCATTGAATGTGTTGTTCCCGGTATTAGCTATTAAGTACTCATTAGAGTCCTGGTTAGCTGTAGTTATTTTAGGTGGATTGTTTAAAGTAGGAAAAACAAAATGAGTGATTTAGAAATTGATATCATGGAAATGTTGGAGAAAGGTACACACCCTGCAACTATCTCCGCTGTCTTAGAAGTGCCAGTAACTTGGATCTATGATGTATCCGATTCCTTACAGGCTCGGGAAGTCTATAGCCCATTCAAAACCGTCAACTCCTAAATTTGACAATAAATGGATTTGGTGCTATAATAGAATCTTAAACAGTAAAGAAAAGGACTAACAAATGGCTTACATGAATCAGGAACGCAAACAAAAAATTGCTAAGGCACTCAAGCCAATTTTGGCTAAGTACAAGGTCAAAGGCTCTTTGTCAGTTCGTAATCATATGACTATTGCGTTGACCCTCAAATCGGGTGCTATTGACTTTATTGGCAATAGCAACAAGGTCTGCGGCAATGACCACTATCAAGTGGCTCGTGGTTTCAAACCCAACACTAATAGTTACGATCAGGTAAATCAATATTGGTTTCAGGATCACTATGATGGTGTTGCTAAGGAATTCTTAACCGAGGCTTTTGTAGCATTAAAAGCGGCCGATTGGTTTGACGAATCTAACGCAATGATAGATTATTTTAACACGGCATACTATGTTGATGTTAATATTGGCAAGTGGGACAAACCCTATATTTTGGAGAAATAAAATGAACAGTTATTGGGTAATGGTAAAATATAAAGATGAACCGGGAGCAGGATTTTCTCGGGCATATATCAATGCGGACAATCCATTCCAAGCTATTGCAATGGCAAGGTCAATGTATGGTAGGTTACTGATGAGTGAATCAGCTAATCCGGCTTGACAATAAATGTGTTTGGTAGTATAATTTAATTTTTTTAACTTTCTTAAAGGAAATAACATGACAACTAATGATGAGTATTATGCAGGTATGATTGAAGGTGTACTTGATGGTTTTGCTTTGCATAAAACACAAGAAATTCCAAGAACCAGTGTCTCTGCGGGTGTCAAAGCCCTAATGAGTGTAGTTGAGGCAACATCGGATCCTAAGACAATCCCCGGACATAAGATGACAAACATTATGGAAAGCTGGGGAGATCGGAACGATTACGAATTGATTCCGGGTACACATCCAAAACTTGTTCGCAAATAATAATGGGTAACACAATGGTTGACAACAAATGGCTATTGTGTTATCATTATATCAGTGCTGAGTGATATCAGTACATTTTTTAAACTTAGCTTTTTTTAAAGGAAACATAATGGCTAATTCTAATCAAACTTTCAAAGTCGCTGGTATTACTATTCACAATGGTAACGCTAAAGTTCGTTTCACAGATGACATGGTCCGTCGCATTAAGCAATTCACTAAAGGTGGTGCCAGTCGTGTGGAATTTGTTGAGTTGCCGTCAGAAATGACAAAAGTAGAAGCACTAAAATATCTTGCAACACTATCTGAGTTTTCTAGTGCAAGCGATCAGGCAACTATTGCTGATACTCTTGAGGATAAAACTAAAGAGGCAAGTAAAGGTGAAGTTAAAGTAAAAGCTTCTAAAACAAAGCCTAGCATTGATGCTATCAAAGCACGTGCTAAAAAAGCAAAAGTGTCCGCAGAAGATATTCTTGCGACAGTTGAAGAAGCTCCATTCTAATTAACAGGGCTCAGGCCCTTAAACTATGAACCTAAATCTATCTACATTCCGTCGCTCGTTTAACCCTCGTAGAGAATTTAATCCTGCAGATAAAAAAGATTTGCTAGAATTGAAATTCTTTAAGAAACACGGTAAGTGGAAGAATGGTTGTCCGTTCTTTCTTGAGGATCCATATGTTGAGATTCCAGCAATGTGTGAAAACAAATTCACAAACTATATGCTAGAAAAGATGAAATAAAAAAAGCCCCTAGGGGCTTTTTTTACG